TACGACTACGTGAACTTCTTCTTACTCCACTATTCACATAGTTTTGTTCTACTTGTTCACGACGTTCTTGGTCAATTCTTCTTTTAGTTTTACTTATTGCACTACGTTGTTTTTTTTTTGAACTTTGAGAAACTGAAAAACTACTGAGAAGTCCTGATAACATATCATCGGTAGTCTTAGCAGGCTTATCTACTTTCATTTTCTGTGGTCGTACTTGAGCTGAGTTTGGTTTTAATTGAGGGCGTTTAGATATTGCACTTGCGGTTGCTTTTTTAGGCTGAGGTGCGCTTGCAGTTGCTTTTTTAGGCTGAGGTGCGCTTTGTGCCTTCATTGTTAATTTACCAAAACGCCCAGATATATCATCTTCCATATCATCTTCCATTTTATTATCAGCTGACGATGGTTTAATTGGATTATGTACAACAGGTTTAGCTAATTTATTTTTACGTAGAAATTGATCAAAAAACAACATTTTGGAGTTTGGGATCTTTTGTCTTGGTATTACTCCGCCTTTCATTATTTACTTTTCTATATAAATACAACATTTTAAAAATTAAACGCACTATGATTTCTTGAGATATTTTTTAACTTCTTTTCCATTCACAATACGAATAGAATACGTCCCACCTTTTGGTCCTTGAAAAACGTTACCTTCATTTTTCCCGACTTGTAGAGATTCATTCGATTGTTTTGTAGCAGCAACTGCTTGAAATTCTTTTGGTGATTTAGTAGCAACGGGTTGAGATGCTTTTGGTGATTTAGCTTTCTTACTATATTATATTATAATAGTATAAAAAATAATCAGTGTCAGTATCATTGACAATTTATTTACGACCATTTTTGGATTTTTTAACTTTTTTAGCACCGCCTGCAAATTGAAAGGTATTAAAAGAAGATTCGACAGCTTCTTTTAGTTTTTTCCAAAATGTTGTTTCATCTTGATATATTGGGATGTCAATTCTATTGAAACACGTATGTGATTCGGGTAAACTATTTGTATTTATTTTGTTGTATATTTTAATTGTATAACTGATTTCTGGTTTGAAATAGTTTAGACCTGTCCAAAACTGCAAAAGTTTCTTTACAAAACTGATATGGTCATCGTCTGATGAAAAGAGTTTGTTCCCATCGTGTTTTTTATTAAATAATATATTTTTCATATACAAACGATAATTACGTAGATAATTCATTTCATCATCTTGATCAGTAATTGCAACATCCATAGAATCATGTATATTATCATATATCTTATGTAACAATTCTGTTGTTATCTCTTCTGTTGTCATCATTTTGTCAATAATGCTATGGGAAATGTTTCTATATTGAAATACTTTTCTGAATTCATTATCAATGCCTTTTGAAAAGTTTTCATATATGAAACTTACATCATCAACACCACCTTGATCAACACGTAGAATATTGTTGGAATTCACATGTCTAGCGAAGTCTATAAAATATTGTTCAATGTTTTCAGATGTTATCAAATCGCCATGTTCTTTATCAAATTGTATTTTATACAAGTCGTTATATTCCATATCAAGATCTTTGATTGACGATGGTTCTTCTTTCATCAGATTTAGAATAGATTGAGAAACATCAGGAAGGTCATTCATAGCATATAAGACATGTTCATGATTTTTGATTTTATTTGGTTTAAATTTGAAGCAATTCAAAATAAAAGACGATAAGTGATGTGGCAATTTGAATGAGTTTTGTAAAAAGAAAGATAGAAGTCTTCCAACAAACTCGTAAAAAAAGTGATATATATCATCGTTTTCAATACCAATAAAATCTATATGTTCTTCTTCAAATTTGAACTTTGGGTTAAATGTGTATTTCATTGAATCTTCATTTTGCTTTATGAAAACTTTGTAATCAAACAAAAATTGTGCCGCATCACTCATCGTTTGATTTGTAACACCTCCCATATCTTGTCCGGAATCAAGTTCCAAAGTGCCATTATCATTTAAAATGAAATTTTTAATCTGTATATTATTTTTTGGGACATTTAGAAAATCTGGATCATTTCCTGCGAAGTAAAATGTTCGAAATAATGATAATATAGACGGGTATCCTGTTATTACTTGAATGTGTTGCATTCGATATTCTTCAAATGCAAAGTAAGTTTGTAACATTTTTTTAATTTCTCCATCCTTCATCATTGTAATTTGTTTCTTATATTGATCACAAATACGAATCATCTTATTTTTGAATCCTTTGTATTGTTTATTAATATCTGTAACTTGTTGGATACAAGCAACATCAATATCATTTGTATTTTCAACACTTTTACTTGAAACAGATTTTTTATTGATGCTATCTATTTCGACAAGATTATGCCTATAATAATGATTTGGATTTCTACTCTTTGAATTGAATCTGAAAAGATATTTCATGAATTTAAGATCTAATGTTGTTCGTTCTAGGAAGGTTTTCATTTCCCAGTCATGTTCTTTTCTCATATCTTGTATATTCCAATCATTTTCTTCAATTTCTTCCCTTAAAAGATTCAATATTTCAAAGGATTCTTTTGAAATATATCCAATATCGTATAAAAATTCTATATTGATAGGGATAAGACATACTGCGTCAGCTTGTTGTAGTAATCTATTGTATATCGGTGTGTTTTCATTTAAATTTCTTTTAGTTTTGGGATTTTTGTAATGGATTTCATCATTTTTTGCCATAACACCATCATTCCACCATTTATCAAGTTCAGAGAGTTTAAAAGAAGTGTTCTTATTAATTTTTATGTTTTCATTTTTATCTTTATATACTGTGTTACTTTGTCTTCTCATAAAATTAGAAGATTGTTGTGATTGGGAATTCAGACTATTATGAGAAGTACGTTGATTAGTTTGAGTATTCGTTTGACTTGAAGGCGGCATAATATCTTACTATAATAATACATTTTTATAAAATAAGATTGATATTAAAAAATTGTTATAAAATATGATATCAATAAATAATTTAAGGAAACATAAGTTTTTGAATATGGCTATATTTGATTTAAGCATTGTTTTTATATTTTCAATGATTGTTCATTCTCTCCTATGGTTCTATCCTCTTGAAATGAAACAAAAAGAAAAAAGAAGTAATATACAATATGCCGTTTCAGCTTTTTTGATCTATGTCATGTTTGTAATGATTGGAACAATATTTCATAGAATCTTTGGAGTCCAATCTGCATTTTCTGGATATCTCGGTTTTAATGATATAAAATCCTATCTATAATGTTTAGCGTTTTGAAATTGATTTTTTTGATTTTTTCTTTTTAATAGCACCACCTGCTATTTGAAAAGTGTTAAATGACGATTCAACAGCTTCTTTTAATTTATTCCAAAATGTCTGTTCGTTGTTGTATCGAGGCATGTCGATTGTATTAAAACAGGTATGTGATACAGGATAACCTGACGTTGCATTACTTATTTCAATTATATATTTGATGTCATGTTTGTAATAGTTCAGACCTGTCCAAAATTGTAGAAGTTTCTTAATAAAAGTGGTATGATCATCTTCTGATGCAAAAAGTTTTTCATTATCATATCGTTTATTAAACAAAACATTTTTAATATACGAACGATAATCATGAAGATGATTCATTGTTACATCTTCTACATTTTGATTCTCTATATTTTCAAATATATTATCATATAACTTATGTAACAGTTCTGTTGTTATTTCTTCTGTTGTCAACATTTTGTCAATAATATTATGAGAAAGGTTTCTATATTGAAAAACCTTTCTAAATTTATCATCAATACCTTGTGAAAACTTAATATACATATATTTGACATTATTCGTACCTCCTTCGTCAATTCTTAAAATATTGTTTGAATTGACATGTTTTGCGAAGTCAATGATATATTGTTCAACATTTTCAGATGTTATCAAATCACCACTTTCTTTATCGAATTGTATTTTATATATATCATTATATTCCATACCAATATCTTCGATAGACGATGGATCTTCTTTCATTAAGTTCAAAATAGATTGAAACAAATCTGGGATATCATTCATGGCATATAATACATGTTCATGATTTTTTATTGTATTTTGTTTGAATTTGAAAATATTGAGAATATAGGTTGTCAAACGATGTGGTAATTTAAATGAATTTTGTAAAAAGAAACATAGAAGTCTTCCAATAAATTCATAAAAAATAATATAGATTTTACCATTTTTTATATCCTGAATTAGTCTTTTTTGATCATAAAATGTTTCTTTCATCTTTTGGATAAACTTTATATGTTCTTCTGTAAATTCGAACTTTGGATTGAAAGTATATTTTGTTGATTCATCACTTTGTTTGATGAAGACTTTTATATCAAACATCTCTTGTGCAATATCACTCATCATTTGATTTGTAAGACCTCCTTCGTCTTGTCCTGAATCAAGTTTCAAAGTTCCATCATTGTTTAAAATATAGTTTCGTATATATATATTTTCTTTAGATACATTGAGAAATTCTGGATCTCCTCTTAAATAATAAAATTGTTGAAATAATGCTAATAAAGGAGATTGTCCAATTATTCTTTTGATTTTTTGTTTTTCATCATGTTGTGGTCCACTATTGTATATTGATATCATTTGTTGAATTTCTGTTTCGGTCATCATTGTAATCTGTTTGGTATATTGATCACAAATACGAATCATCTTATTTTTAAATCCTTTATATTTGTCATGAAGATTTGTAACACGTTGTACACACGTGATATCAATATCATTTATATTTTCAACACTTTTACTTGTAACAGATTGTTTATCAATACTATCTATTTCCTCAAGATTATCCCTTTTAAAAACCGCAGGTATTCTTGATTTTGAATTAAAACGAAAAAGATATTTCAAAAATTTGTGATTTGTTATATATTTCTCTGGAAAACTTTTATTCATCCAATTGTGCTCTATTTTCATTTGTTCAATATTCCAATCATTTTCCTCAATTTCTTCTCTTATATCAGTCAATATTTCAAATGATTCCTTTGAAATATATCCATCTTCGTATAGAGAATCAATATTAATTGGTATCAGACATACTGCGTCCGCTTGTTGTAATAATCTATTGTATAACCCATAGTTTTCCTTTATATTCTTTTTAGTTTCGGGATTTTTGTAATGAATATTATTATTTTTTTCCATAACACCATTATTCCACCATATTTTTAGTTCAGAGTATTTGAAAGAAACATTTTTAACAATATGTATGTTACCATTTGAATCTTTATAAATCGAGTTACTTTGACGTCGAGATTGAGAATTTGAAATAGTATTGTTATTACTATTTTGTCGAACATTGTTTGAAGATCTAATTCGAGAATTATTGGAAGATCTTCTACGAATATTTATTGAAGAATTATAGGGATTTCCATTTCGTATCATACCAAATTCAGCACATTTATTTGCAATCCTTGCATTTAAAGAGTTTGGTGCCAACAAATTCGGATCCATTATTCTATTTGTTGCTGGATTTATTGTACCATTTGTATCAATCCAATGTTGACATTGTTCTATGGTTAAGTTCTGGATCATTTGACTTTGTATTGACATGTTTATCTTACTATTATCGAATATTTAATAACAAATTTATATGTATTTCAAGAAAAATGATTATATAGAGAAGATACATTATGAAAGTTTATTATAAGAAACAAATCCTATTGATTCTCTTAAAATAGATAGAGCCATATCTGTGTTGATAACATTACTCGATTGCTTTGATATATATTCTAATATATCAGAATCATTTTGAAGAAATTCTATACAAAGATCGTTTTTATAAAATTCAAACAATCTTGCAATACTTTTTGCAATACCATAATCAAATATTACGTTTTTTATTTTATTTTCACACGAAAGTCTGTAAATGTATACAAAAATGAAAGAATCAACCTCGATCCATTTATTTGGATCCAGATTTTCATTTATTATTCCAATGTTATTGTTATATTGAAAAATTTGAAATTGATTAACGAATTTACTGATTTCATTATTTTCATTATCATTATTATTTATTTGAAACATGTGTTTTTCATAATCTGGTAATATATCTTCAAAATTAGGGCAATTACTTAATGATTCAATATTAATCATATATTAATACATCATAATAGTAAATCATTTTTTCAATATATAATAATATATATTGTTTAAACATATTGAAAATCGTGATCTTCGCATTCATCAAAATTTTCAATAATTTCAAAACCTTCCTCATTATTTTCAATTTTCTTCATATTTAATATGTTCACAACTTCGTTCATATTTGCTTCAATATCATCGTTCGAATATTTTCTTTCATATTTTTCATTAATATCTGTCTTTGATAAAAATATATTACAATGATATTTATTTTCAAGAATAATATTCCTTACCTTTAAATATTGTTCATAAAATCCAGCATGTGTGAAATAGATATATGATGTGTTTAGTTTATTGAACATTATGGACATCGATGCTATTATATTTTGTTTCAAAATCATTTTTTATTATTTGTATAATATACAAAAATTAGATGGTTAGTTTTTAAGGTATATAATTTTGAGTACATGTTCATAACTTTTTCTAAAAAATAAAATATGTTTATAAAATTTTGAAATATGTTAAGGAATGTACTCATTTTAGGGACTTAAGGAATCTTATGATTTTGAGTACATGTTCATAACTTTTTCTAAAAAATAAAATATGTTTATAAAATTTTGAAATATGTTAAGGAATGTACTCATTTTAGGGACTTAAGGAATCTTATGATTTTGAGTACATGTTCATAACTTTTTCTAAAAAATAAAATAAGTTTATAAAATTTTGAAATATGTTAAGGAATGTACTCATTTTAGGGACTTAAGGAAAGGTTATCGACGTAATCAACAATCCAGCTATTCACCTCATCTACCTTATCATCAATGAGGACACTTGCCTTGGTGAAATCAATAACACCATATCCCTAATCTGATATTGGTATTTATCTTCTCAAACTTTATAGTGTCTGTGGACACGGGGATGCGATAGTGACGATAGCGGTATTGAAAAAATCAGAACAAATGTTTCAAGACATGAAAAAATCCAAAATTGGATTCTTTTTTATTTTTTAGTTTTATCATTGTTTTCATTGTCGCTTCTTACATCTACTTGACTTCATCTTTGACAGTTCATTCGTATTTCCAGTCCATCCAGAGGCCGATCGAGTCTTGGAGGATGACAGTGACAGTCTCTCTCAGAAGACCCATATTGACCGGGTCTTCTTCATAAAGCTTGAGCTCATCATCAATCATATGAGCCACTTCCTTATCGCAGATGCTCTTCTTCTGCCAATCACAGAACAGGGATATCGCATTACCAGCACCGTACGTAATGATTACGTTGTCTCTCTGATCCGTTGACATACCATCAACATAATCGTAGATGAACTCCAAGATGGCATTACCATCCTCATCTTCATTGTTATGAGGACTTGCCATCTTGGCCTTCCCAAGCTTGCCATCCTTCATCATCTCACTATACTTGGTCTTGAAGCGGCTGATCTCGTTAGCATCAGGGTCAACAGCATCCTTAAAGAGCTTAGAGAGAGCGGCATTGGTCATCGTGTAGAACATCGTTATATGTGATAAGGGTTCTTTTGAAGAAAAGACTCATTTTTTCCCAAAAATTGAAAAAAAATCAGAACAAACGTTTTGAGGACTTGCCCTGACCAAAAAGAAGGAAAATAATTATACAACTTTATAAAATTCTAAAATATGTAAAAGAATGTGCTCTTTTTAGGGGCTTAAGGAATATTATAATTTTGAGTACATGTTCATAACTTTTTGAAAATAATTATACAACTTTATAAAATTTTAGAATATTTAGTGAAATGTACTCTTTTTGAAAGGTTTTAATTAAATAAATGTATGTAAAAATTATTAAAAATGAACTCTTTTTTTCACAAAAAGTCACTTAAAATACAAATTAAAACAAAAAACATCTTCATTGTCCCCCACTCAATCTTTCTACAGAGATACCATATATGTGCTTGGATAGGTTAATCTCCATTGGTGGCACATCATAGTATCGAACAAAAATCATTATTCCAGATGATTCATATACTTATAGAATGACGATATGATTAAATAAACATATATAACAAAGATAAAAATACATATCCAAATAAACACCATTCGCAATGTAATAATTTTTCTAAATCGGACTTGTTTTTCAAGTTCGGGGAAAAGTTTTCTACTCAAGACATTCGCATTTGAAACAGCAGACTCGAATGTAGTAGGTTTATAATAACTTTTTCCATTATGTGTGCCTAAGTTATATAAATTATTGAAAATTGAACTTTGAAAATCTATAGGAAATGTATTTATATTTGAAACGTACCCAGTTCCATTCATTGACCATATTTGTTTTTCTTTATTCCATATAGTACCTGGTTCCAGAATTGCAATGTAATCGTTTGTTAATCCAGGCATCTCCTTTTTCATTTGATCGTATACCTCGTGTATTAATTCATCTCTCGAACATTGATAGGCTGTTTTATTTAAAGTAGAACTTTTGTTTTGAGGTAAAGAAACAGCAACACTGATGACCGTTTTGGATGATTTTTCTTTAAAAGTCATATATTTACTCATTACTTTGTTAAAAATTCCCCATTCACTTGATGGAAATACGTATTTATCTTCAATATTTAAAACACTATCCCAATGAAATGTCATAGTTATGTAATTTATATATTCAGTATCAATGGCGTGTTTCTCTAATTCCTCTATTTTTCCAAACGCATTTACAATATTGGTTCTTTTTAAAAGAGTAACGATGTTTTTTGGAGGTATAGCAATGATGAATTTATTTGCATAAAATGTTTTAATCACACCACCGATATTTACATTACAAGAATATATTTTATTATCCGTATATTCAAATTTTTCAACAAAAGAAGATGTCAAAAATGTAACATTGTTTTTTTCAAGATATTGTTTCCATTTTGGTAATAAATATTCATCATTTGGTTTATTAGGAACATATAACTGATATAACATTTGGTGATCTATGTATTTCAAAAATGTATTTAATGATATTGTTTCAGATGTACATCCGTCCGTCATTCTACAAATAGTATCAATGACCTTTCTTGATTCTGGTGAAAAATCATGATAATGATCAGAAACAGTTATATTCAATCCATGATCTGAATACACTAAATAAGTTAATATATCAAGAGACAATTGTAATATTTCTGTAATTGAAAAAACCTTAAAAACAGATTCTTTCATAAGATCAAAAGACTGATGTTTCAAAACTGTAAATGATGATTCAAAAGTTAATCCAATATCTTTTAAAATATTTTGAAAATTCAGATATGCTGAAGAATAAACTCGAGGCGAATGTTCTGAAAAAAGATTATTCATTCTATAAACAGTATGACATCCGCCAATATTTTCACCTTTTTCAATTACAAGTATTTTTAAACCTAACTTTGAACAATAATGAGACATAGATAGTCCAGATGGACCACCGCCGATAATTATAATATCATATTTCATCTTTACTACATAGTAAATTTATTTTTTTATATATATAAAGTAGTACAATTTACATGAAAAGTTGTAGTGTTAAAAACAAGGCATCTTGTTTAAAATCTCAAAGATGCAAATGGAATGATAGTAAATGCAAGTCAATCTGTAAAAATAATCAATATTACAATTTGAAAAAAAAAAGATGCAAACAAAAAAGAAATGAATCTTATTCAAAATTGATTAAATGTCCCAATTTCAAATTTTTAGGAAACGGTGTATATGGATGTGTTGTTAAACCTGCAATAGAAAACAATCCACATATTGATATATATATAAATCAAAATTTTTCAAAAACAAATAATAACACAGTTGGTAAGATTTTCAAGAGAGAAAAAGATTTTGTTAGAGAACTCAAAATATCAAAATTTGTAAACAAAATTGATCCGAAGAGTACTTTCACTGTGAAAATGACAAGTGCTTCCAAAATTTCAAAAGATATACTTAAATGCAATGAAAAGCTGAGATCGTGTCTAAAACTTAATAACAATTTTAATTATTACCAAATTGCATATGAATATGGTGGAGTTGATTTAACTCATAATTTTGATTTAGAATATAAACAATTTCTAAATGTATTTACAAAGTTCATCAAAGGAATGGTTTTATTATCAAAAATAGGATATGTACATTGGGATATAAAAAGTGATAATGTTTTAATCAAAAAGAATAAAATTTCTTTGATAGATTATGGATTAATGATAAAAGCAAGTGAATTATTTAACGGTGAATATAATTTAAAAAATCATGATTATTATCCAGATGAATTTAGAATAGCTGCGAAATATATTGATAATAATATACATTTGCGAGATGCTGATGCTTTTGAAAAATATACGAACTATATTCTGGAAAGAAACAATGTTTCAAATGATTTAAAAACATTTTTTGTAGAAAACAAAAATAAACAGTTTTACGAAGTATTTACTAAAGAAATTGCATTAAAAGGTGATGTTTATGCAATATCATTCATTTTAGAAAAATTAAAAAATAAAATAACAAACTTAAAATACGATGATAATAGATTTTTAAGTTATTTAATACAAAGATGCAGAGATAAAAATCCGAAAACAAGATATACAATGATTCAGCTATTTAATAATCTTGTATATAGATTGAAAAAAATGAAGAGTCAAAAAGGAGGATCAGATTTGTTTTTGCAATCTACTCAATGTTTTAAGCCTTAATTTTTAGACTTAGTTTTTCTTAAGATTTTCATTTTCATGTCTAAGTCTTGTATTTTCTTGTTTGATATGATATATCAAGAATTCATTATCGTTTTTATTATTACTGTTTTGTGTATAAGCATACATAAGATTTTTCCTCATACGATTATAAATTTCCTTATGTTCTTCTCTCTCTTGAGATATTTGTTGTTCAAGATTATTTATTTTTTTATATAAATTTGTTAATTCATTTTTATCAATATAAACTGACATATATTATCTCTAATAAAATAAACATCATTTTTTTTATTTTTATTCATTTTCTTCATCATCATGTTTATATTGAATACCCCTCCAACCTTTATTATCAATCGGATAAGCTCCAAGCATTTTTTCGAAATATGCTTTCAATTGATTTCTATCAGGTCGTTTCTTATTTTTAGGAACATTGTCCATACACCAATGTCTGAAATAATTGTAAAGATTCGCAATACCAATTTTATTATCAACATTTTCATTATCGATAACAATTTTTTCAGATATGAATTGGCCAATAACATCATTATTATTCTTATAACTTTCTGTTGCTATTCTAACTTCCATCGGTTCTGGAATACAATTTGGATTAATTCCTTTATGTCTTTCTATCAACATACTCAAGAATGGTTCAGCCCATCTATCGAATTTATCTGATAATTCAAGATCCATTGCAAATTCATTACTTTTTTGAGGATTTTCACAAAATCTTGATGTAAATTCTACTACACGAATTCTTCTCCATGTTCCACCATCATCACTCGGTACTTCGGGTAATTCATTGCAAGTTAATATCATTTTAAATTGTGGTTTGAATTCAGTCGGTTCTTTATACAGACCTCTTGTAATAATACGATCATTACCCGAAAGTTCTTTCATAAAACCTATATTAATTTTATCTTGTTCACTCGGTTCTTGCATTACTGCAAAACGTCTACCTTTAGTCCTCTCCAATTCACTTTGAGCACTATTCGATGCAGCTCGTTTTTGTGTAAGAAGTGCAATCGGCATTATACAATAGTAATCACCTACTGCTTTTTGAATTAAATCCAATACTCTCGATTTACCATTACTACCCTGTCCTGTGAAAATATAGAATCTTTCTTGAGCAATACTTCCATCAATAATACATGATAAGATATCCAGAACATAATTCTTGACACTATTTATAGTGAATAGTTTCCCGAAAAACTCATCAATTTCATTATATTCTGGTATATCCGGGTTGTAAGCAATATAGTTGAGTTTTGTAGAATGAAATATATAATCGTCAGGCATACCTTCTCTGAATATATGCATTTTCAAATCATAAACACCATTTGTGAATCCAATCAAATGAGATCTACTATCCAATAATTCATCGAATTTTTCATCCATAAATAGACATCTTAATTCACGCATAATATTATCTTTGAATGATGCATTTTTTAGCTGTTGTGCGATTTTTAAACACTTTTTAGCTTTCTCAGAATTGAGATCTTTTTGTTCTGGATCTTCAAGAGCATAACACTGTCCGTTCCAATAATGAGCTCTTTCGATAAATTTTTTACAAATATCTGTGCTTAAAATAATACGCAATATCGAACCTTCTGTTGTGATTTTCCATCGATGTTTATCTTTATCATAATGGTACCATAATGTTTTGTTGATAGTTTTGATTTCATCTTTATATATTGCCTGAACTACTTTAGCAATATCATAATGTGCACCATCACTTCTGATACATAAATCTACTAATGGTATAACAGAATCATTCATTATAGAATGATATTTTTCTTCATTGTCTTGTTGAGCCCACCATTTTAAAGTACCAATACCCATATTATCTTTTCGCATCTTGTTCCATAGTTTTTGACATTCACCTTCAATATAAGAACTTCCTATTTTTGAAAATTCAATCCATGTATCAAGAAGACGATAATCTATATTTCTTAAAACCCATCCCAAATTAATCCAATCATCGTATTGTTCAGAACGTGAATATGATAAACATTCTGTTACAATTCTTTTTATAATGACTAGTTCATCATTTGAAGTAAAATTTTTATTAATATTTAAAGATTTTGCAAAAATATTGTTATGAAGTTTGTTTTTATATTTATTATCAATTGATGGCAATACGTGTTTTGTATACTCTTCTATCTCTGCAATACATTCTTCTTTGATTTTTGTACTATGGTCAACGCTTTTTCTCATTGAAAATAATTTAATAAATTCAATTTCACGTGATGCTACAATATTGGATTTATCAAGAACTGTCTCATTTTTTTCAAATTTATAAATTTCAGATACTCTATAAGAATTTGTTTCGATTTTCTTACTACCATACATAAGCCAGCAATTCACGTCTATAATCGCTTTGTCCACAATTGATTGATAATCATTACATATGGGTAAATCACCAAATACCTCTTTGCCAATATCAAGAATCTTTTTACGAATAAAGTGTTGTACATTATTCGAAACTATGATGTTGGGAAATACAATATGAATACCGTCTTTGATTTTATTTCGGTTTTCACTTGGATGTTGTTTTTCCATTACATATGCTATATTCTCTTCTGGATTTATATCGATTATTTTATTTATTATATGAAAATATTTATCAATTATGTTATGAACATGATCTCTATTATATACCCTTTTTATTATTTTTTTTCCAGATAATTCATCGACAATATAGGATGTTTCATCTAGTGGAAATCTAAAATCCAAATCCACTCTAATAGGACTTGGATCCTTTGGTTTTTCTGTAAAATGAAGATCAATACCGTTTATAAGTGCCATCCCATATAGATCAATAAATTTATCATAATGTTCATCTGGTATTGAATACGATGCTTTCGGGTATCCTAAACTGGTGTTAGTAAAAGGAATTCCTTTGTCAACTTTGAATTTGTTGATAAACGAATTGAGATCATCCCTTACCCCCATAACTTCAGGTATTTATCTTAAAATATGTATATTAAAAATATTTTATATAAAAATCATTTTTTCATTTTCATATTATATATAATATTATAATTGATTAGGTACAAAACGTTTCGATATGTACACCTCTCCCAGTAATGAAAAATTCAAAAAACATTTTTCTGATATTTTTTTGAAAAAACTTGCGTTATATTATAATAAATCCACGTCAGATAAGAATGATAAGATTATTATTGACAAAAATATATATAAATCTTTGAAACAAAAAATGAAGAAATATAAGGTTCAAGATCAATATTGGCACTGGCCTTATATCATTAGAAAACTGAATACCAGCACGAAAGTTATAAAAGATATTAAAAAATATGAAAATATTGAATTAATTCCAGAACGACCTGCTAGTTGGTACAGAAATCCCAGAACATGGCTTTCAAACTTTGAAATTCAAAACGTTTTGATACAGTATAAAAACGATCCTAAATTTAAATACAACTTACTTGGTGTTTTTCCAATTGATTTTTCAATGAGTGATTCTAATGGAACATGTATGTATAGTAAATTTTGTACTATTGATATAAAACAATTATCTAAAAAACATTCATTCATTGGATTCGTTACAAATCTTGATAAACATGATGAACCTGGTTCACATTGGACATCCACTTTTATTGTTATTAATCCAAAACTACCTACATATGGTGCTTATTATTATGATAGTTCGGGTCAAAAAGAAATTCCTATATATTTAAGAGACTTTATGAACTCTATTCAAATCCAATGTGAAACTATGTACCCTCGTAAAAAATTCAATATTATAACAAACAATAAAAAACATCAATTTAAAAATACAGAATGTGGAATGTTTTCAATTCTTTTTCAAATAAGATGGTTGAATAAACATATTGTTAAAAAAAATAAGACTTCTTTTCAAGAAATCATTTCGAATCCGTTTATTGATGATGACAATATGGTAAGACTCCGACAATCTTTATTTCGACCAAATTCCAGTTTTGAATTAAAAAATATTAATATATAAGATATTCGTCATATATATATCAAATGATAGAATTAACAATTGACAGCAGAGAATCATCTTTATTCAATACTATTATAGAGAGAGATCTTGATATTTATAAAGATTACATAAGTATTGAAAAAAAACAACTTGATATTGGAGATATTATTGTATCTTGTAACACGAAATATATTTTCGAAAGAAAAACAGTTTCTGATTTATTAGCATCTGTAAAAGATGGTAGATATCAAGAACAAAAATACAGATTACTTTCATCTGGTTCACATATAACATATATCATAGAAGGGGATAATATCCTATCTACCCGACAATTCAAAAAAGATTTATTATCTTCTATATATTTGTATTCAATTTTTCGAGATAATATACATTTAGTATTTACAAATGATGTAGAAGAAACAGCTACATTTATATTAACATTATGTACTAAAATGGTTGATAAACCTGAAAAATTTGTTAAGAAAAAAGGAGATTATATGGATAATGTCAAAATGAAAAAAATAAAAAACATAACTCCAGAAACCTGTTATTTAATGCAATTATCACAAATACCATCAATTTCAATAAATATTGCCAGAATTATTGCGAATACGTATCCATCGCTACACGATTTGTTCTCTGCATTAAATAACAGTTCAGATAAAATAAAACTTTTATCAAAATTGGAAAAAATTGGTAATGAAAAGGCAATTAAAATATTAGAGTATTTTCATTACAAATTATAAAGCAATGCAACACTTCCTTACTTTCTTTTGAATAACATTTGTTAGTTCATTCTCCAAGTCATTTATTTTTGATTTTAGCATCTTGATTTCTGAATCATCAAGGTGTTCTCCTAAAGTATTATCTATCAAATTACCAATATCTCTTGTATTTTGAACTGGTTGTTTTACATTTGTGTGATGAATATATTCTACTGGATCATAGCGAAATACTGGTTGTTGAATTGATTGTTGAACAATCCTTGGTTGAACCATCTGAGGTTGTTGAACCATCTGAGGTTGTTGAACCATTTGAGGTTGTTGAACCATTTGAGGTTGAACCATCTGAGGTTGTTGAACCATTTGAGGTTGTTGAACCATTTGAGGTTGAACCATTTGAGGTTGTTGAACCATTTGAGGTTGTTGAACCA